TCTCTCCACTTAAATCATAAAAACCGATGTCGTAACAGTCTAAGATTTTTATTGCTTCTTCCCTTGTCATTCTTCCTCCTCCTCTGCTTCAATCACCTTATCTGCCCATGCACAGTGATCGCCTTTGACCGCCTCATCGGGAGAGGTTTTACCCCTCCCAACAAAACGATCGGAGGCAATCTATGACTAAGAGTAAAGGCTCTCCGTCAACTATCTTTCGTCCAACCACATCATCAAAAGTGTGATCGAACACATTACAACTGCAATTAATAACGCTGTCATATTACATCCGTATCCTCTAAATACTTCACTGCAAGTCTCCACAATTTGCCCCGTGTATGCACAAGGTCTTTAAGTGCTTTCTCGTATGCTCCATCCTCGTAGTACGGACTCTGCTTAGGACGCTCAACAAGTTTCTTCTGTAATTCCTGTATCTTATCTTTCAGCCCTTCGTTCTCATCTTTGAGATTCCTGTTTTCTTCCTGTAATTCGTCTACTAATTCGCTTAATAATCTGCCCATGTCCTCCTCCTAAATCCTCTCCGCTGTGTCGATGTAATATAACTTTTCCTTGCTGTCCAGATGCAGTCTGTAATCGCCTTTTCTTGTCAATGCCCATGACCTCAGGTCGTTGTTCGATATGTAGCAATACCTGCTTTCGACTTTGACCTGATTCTTTTTAGTCACTTTGTATCCACGGTCAGACGTTGACTCTTTGAAATACAACTTGTCGCCTACCATCGCCACCACGATATATCCGCTTTTCGTCATGATCATGGCGGCACCGTTCCTGAACGTGAAACTCACTCCGTTTCCGTTCTTCTGTGGGTACACACTTACGTCTGCTTTTGATACTGTTCTCTCTTTCTCAATAAATTTCATTCTTGTCCCTCCTAATTTCATTTTGCTATAACCAGTTTTTCCCGAAGATCCTGATAAAATCTTCCCTCGTTCCTCTCTCGTACTCGAACCGTTGCTGAGCGTACCTTTTCAATTCGAGATCCAGTTCCCTATCATGATGTACCCCTTTATCACTCATGTTGTGATGATACGGACAGAGCCATAACCACAAACCGTACTTCTCCGATAGTTTCCTGTTTGCTCCTCCGAAAACGTGGTGCTTATGCAGTCCATACGGCTTCTTGCAGATAAAGCATTCTTTCTCGTCTTGCAGTATCGATCTACTCATGCCATGCCTCCTTGATCTTCTGCAGTTCTGCAGGTGTCATCGTTTCGATATCAAGTTCTTTTGCGTCTGCAACTATACCGTCTATCAGCACTGACATCTCTTTTGTGTCGTATTCACTCGATCCTTTGAACACCCGATAATGTGTAAATTCCGTGCCGTTCAAAACGCTCTTTCCTGCTTCTTCGTAATACTTGAAAAACCCTGCTACGTTGATCTCCGATTTCACGCTGACGATATTTGACTGTCCATACGTTTTCAGTTCTTTCAGATAGATCTCGTCTTTGCCTGCTCCAACTACATCTGCTATCTTGCCTATCAGCGTCCATGCGTATCCGTTTGCATTGAGAGATCGTTTTTCTCGGTATTCCTTGACCTCAAAACGTTTTTCTTTGTCCTGATCATATAGATAATCAATTAACTCCTTCGGTTTCCCAATCATCGCCTATCCTCTTTCTCATGAGATTCCTGATACCTTTGATGGCTTCTCGTCCATGACCGCTTAAAATCTGCCCTTTGAAGGTGCGATACTCCTGCTTTGACATATATCCTCGGTACTGTTGCAGATAGTTGATCAATGCTTTTTCTAACTGAGTCATTGTCTATACTCCCTGATAAATAAAACTTCTATCGGCAGATCTGTTTTTAATGCCTTCCAGATCTTTATAGCCTCATCAATAGTGAATGTGCTCTGACCGCATATCTTGTGCGAAAAAGATGATCTGTCCATCAATATCGAATCTGCTAATTCTTTATGTTTCACTCCGAGCCTTTTCATTTCTGCCCGTAGATTTGGATATAAGTATTTCATGCAATACTCCCGAAAAACCCTAACTTATTCACCCGAAAAACCCGAACTTTTCCCTCAAAATGGTAACTCGTCATCTACTGCTTCAAAGCCATCGTATACGCCACCTGATATTTGATCTTCCGCTACTGCGTTATCTGACCTGCTACTGAGCAGTGTGATCCTATCTGCCACAACATCGGTCGTATATACTGTCCTGCCATCTTTCGTGTAACTGCCTGTTTGTATCCTGCCTAACACACCGAGCCGTTCTCCTTTATGCACATACTGCTCTATCAGTTCTGCAGTCTTACCAAGAGCAACTATCCTTGGAAAGTCCGTCTGTTTGTCTATGCCTTTCGGCACTGGTCTGTCGACCGCTAAGGTAAAGTGAGCGACTGCTTTCATGTCGTTCGTATACCTGACATCTGGTTCTTTCGTTAGCCTGCCTATTAGTGCTACGCTGTTCATGTTTCCTCCTCCTGTTTTTCTTATCGTCCTCGATACACATATCCATGCCGACTGCTATTATCAATAGCCATACGATCGCATATAACAATCCTGATAAACTGTCTAAATACTCGATCATGTCTGTCCTCCCTGTACTCGTTCTCTGTGCCTACGAATCCTCTCCTGATACTCCTCTAACCTCCTGCGTATCTTTGCGTCCTTGATGAATGAATAATCTTTGTTCGTGATGTCCTGAGATGATTTTTCATGGCTCCCTTTAGTATTTACAACACTGTCTTTATCAACACATAAATTATTAATATTATTATTATTATTAAAATTATTGTTCTTTGGTTTGTCATCCGAGTGTGCATTCGTTTGCGATTTCGTTTGCGATGTGTCGGCATTTTCGTTTGCGATTTCGTTTGTCATTTTCTTCTCGCTGAATTGATAAAGTCCATAGTTTACAAGGGTTATCACCGAAAATTGGTTTGTCGTTTCGATTTCAATTTCTCCAGTTTTCGTTAGGTGTCTCAAGGCTGTTCTCGTTTGCGAAATCGTTTGCGATATTTCCTCACTTAATTCTTTAACAGTGATCGCCACCTGACCTGCTTTTAATTCCCTTCCTTTGTAGATGATCGGCTTATATGTGGCTATCAATAACAGGTGCAAAAAAACCGCTTTCGTGTTATTGTCCTTGTACCATTCCCACTCCAACATCTTCCGATGTAGTTGTATATATCCGTTCATTTTTTGCTCCTGTTTAAATGCTTTATGCACTGCGCATACTGCCCGAACGTTAAATCTTTCAGAGTATCGACCTTGTAATACTGCATGATCTCATCGACCGACCGTCCTGTATCATTTATGACATCCGCTAAAATCTTTGCCTTTTCTGCCCCTATTTTTTCATTAATATCAATCTTATCTTCTTCGGGGCGTGTCAATGATTCGGCATCGTCATCTGTCGTTGCCAGTCCGTATGCCATCAGAAGCGAATATCTTCTTGCATAGGTCAATGCAGATCCGTATTCCTGTGCAGGATTCGACTTGCCCAACAATGTCGCATTCGGTATTTTGCACCCTCTGACTGGTTCGCTCTTTGTTCCGTTCTCATCGATCATGACCGTCATAATGTAGTCGTTACCGTTCTCATGCGGTTCGATGAATTGTTGATACGACAATCCGTTTTCTTCGAGTAACCTGTGTATCTGAGCAAGGTCTGTATATTTATAGCCGTACCCGTCAGCATTCTTTTTGATAATCATTTCGTTCCTCCTACCTCTACGAACAGATCGTAGTTACAAACACCTATCATATTGACCTCTTTCTTCATCAAACTGTTTGGTACATCGTGAGGCAAATACTCTGCTATGCTTTTACTCTCGTGATCGCAGATCCATACGTTACCCGTCTGCAATTCCATCAAATCTCCTAATTTCATTTTTCGTTCCTCCTACCATTCGAAATGCTCTGTAATAAAATCCTCTAACGTCTTGTAGTCGATCTTGTAATCGTGCTGGATCACTTCAAGTTCTTTCTGTAACTGCAAGTGCTGTTCTTTGGTGAACTCGTAACCGCCCTCAAAGTGCTCAAGTATGATGTCCTGCAACTGCTCGAAATCCAAGTCCATCTCCTGCTGAATCATTTTCAGATCAAATGACAGGTTTTCATGGCATTCGATACAGAAGTATTTACAGTCATCTGCTGTACCTTCTCCACATACTCCGCACCTGTTGACTTCTTCGATCCAGTCGCTCCCACATGCAGTACAGGTTTCTTCGAACAGTGGTTCTGTAACGGTTGCTCCCCAATACTCATGTGTCTGAGACACATCTACTAACGATGGCTCGCTGAATACCTCACCGCAGTCATGACATCGATACATCGTTCCCTCCTTTCTCTTTTATCCAATAACGCATATACTTCTTTCCGTCTTTCGACTTCTCAAACTGCTGTCTGATCTCGTACTTGCCTGAGTATTTCATCTCTGATACCCTCGTGGCTAACTTGGTACACTTGAGAAATACGAATGCTTCCATCGGGCTGATACTTCCGTGGTCTTTGCAGTATTTGGCTATCTGTTCTGCCTGTGTCATATCTCTACCCTCCTTATCATCATTTCTGCTATGTCGGGTATGAAGTAATACTTACCGTCTACCCTCTCTAACCCGTATAACCTCCTCTGTGCTGAGGATATGGAGAAGTTCATAAAACTGGCATAATCACTCAATGTCATAAATGAAGATCCGTTTACGAACTTCTCCATTCGATATACTAAGTCCTTCTTCATCATGGCTCGACCACAACCTGTATCTCTTTTACTTTCAGCACCTTCGCTATCTCAGCCAACATATCTGGATCGCTTGCTATCTTTTCGAACGAACTGTATGCCGCCGAATTGATACCGAGCATTTCAGCCACATCTGCCTGATTATACTTGTTGTCTACCCTGCAACCTGCTAAAGTCCTCATGCTGTTCTCCTTTCAAATTCAAATTATTTTTTAATTCTAAAATCATTTTAATATATGTTTTGTTGAAAATCAATTTATTTTTGAATGTCTCCTCAAAAAAATTAGTCGTCATACCAGATCGTATAGATCATTTCTACCCAGTCTCCCTTGCCGTTGTTATGCTGTTTGACTGTATATGTATCTGCCCTTGCTCCTTTGACCTTGTAATACGTACCGATATCACGAAGCCAGTCGTTTATTTCTTCTTCGATATCCTGAGCCGTTGCCAATTCGCCACTCCAGTCTGTTAATGGAAATTTGAATACCTTAATTTTCATGTCTGACCTCCATTTCTCCTCTATAAATCCTGTAACTATCATCAAGTAGGTAGTTATTGATGTTCTTCGTATAGTCCTCATTACTGCCATATCTCGCCACATACGGTATACCCTTGACCTCGTGTCCGTTTACCATCACATCTTCACCGAAGCCGATGATCTTGTACGGTTTTATCTCTCCGCTATACTCCTGCAGATACACCCAGTCCTCATATTTCAACATATCCCTGTTCACTTCGTCTGCCATGAGATAGTTCTTCCCCAACTGCTCGTTGACTGGCTGAGCCTCGTCTATCTCTAACAACATTTCCTGCAGATCGTATTCGTTCTGCTCTCCGTGATGGTAATACCGACCTGTTATCTTCCAGCCTTCTCCGATGATGTATACCCCATTGTCTCCGTTGTCGCAGTCTGAGTGCCATAACGTATCTACTCCAAGACTCAGCGATCCTCCGAAGAAATTACCTATGACCTGTATCAGACGTGCCATGCCGTAGGTGTCCCTCTCTGGATCTCGGTACCCTTTCAATTTGCAGTATTCAAGGAATGCCTCTACGCTATCTCTGCCTCCGTTCCAATGAAGATATATCCCTACTCCGCCTTCTTTCCAGTTCGTCTCTGTCGTTATTACTGCCCTGTTACCCATTTCTTTTACCTCCCGAAATATGTATCTCTCTGATCATCTGTCATCAACGCGATCGCAGTCAGATCTAAAATCATTTTCTTCGCCTTATCACTGCCGAGATCTTCCTCTGCTAACGTATACACCGACCTTGCTATGAGACCGAAATCAACGAACAAATCGCTTAATGTCCCTGCGGTCTGAACTACACCTGTATCACACTTGATCATGTTTTTACCTCCTATTCTATCCTCAGATCAATTTTGATAACGTAACCGTCTCCTCTGTACTCCCAACCGTCTGCCGTTGACCATAGGTAATGCCTGATCTCAGTTGGTAGTTTCTCCAATGCCTCATTGATAATACGTTCTATCGTTCTGAATACGTCCATCTTCAACCTCCTTGATATTTAGTATTGCCTTTGCTTTAACCTCTCTGAAACAGCCGTTTTGACCGCCTATTGCACCGCTACCATCTGAGTATAACCACGTTCTTGCAACTGTGCTTTTTAGCGTCTGCTCGTGCCTGTTCCTCGGTTTCAAAAAGCCCTCTTTCTTCTTCTATCCAGTCGAAGTCGAAATACTCGCTTTCCCATTCTTCCTGACTGCACCATGTAAACATTCGGCTACCTCCTTTCAAAATATTCGTTCAGGATCTCTGCTATCCTTTCTGCGTCCTCATCGTTTATATTCATACCTCTTGACATATATTTGTGATCCTCTGACCAGTCTCGGATGTCTATTTTTGCTTCTCCGCCTGCCCAACTGACTCTATTGATTTCTTTCCTCCACCCCGAAGGGCTTACAGATACGACTCCTATTCTTTCAACGATATCGATTGTTACCTCCCCCATGTCTATGCTCCTTTCTCCATCAGTCCGTTCTCGAACATCGATATATAACCGTCTCCGATTATGATGTGATCCAAGAACTTTATCCCTAACAAATTGCCACACTCCGTTAAACGTCTCGTTAATGCAACGTCCAGATCGCTCGGTGTCGTATCGCCTGACGGATGATTATGTATCAGTATCAAAGCACTGGCATTGTTCAGGATCGCTCTCTTGAATACGTCTCTCGGCTCTGCTACCGCACCAGTTACCGTCCCGTGTGATACCATGTGGACTCCTAAAACGCCTCCTCTCGCATTCAACGCTATCATCATCACATGTTCCTCCGCTTCTTCATGAAGTCCGAGATTCCTCGCTATCTCCACCGCCTGATGTGACTGTGTTATTGCGTTATACTGGACTTCGCCTTCTTTCACCAATTTGCATTTGAATATATCAGTTCTCATTTTTCAACCTCCTTATAAACTCAACACCAGTACCGTCCAGACATAACCGATGATCACTATCGCTGTGGCACGAAGCCACCATAATAGACTGTATTCTCGTATCCTGTATTTCTTCATTACAACCACTCCTTTTCTTCGTAATCAGGCATGTCTCCGTTCCTGTCCTCCTTGCTCATGAAATACACTACTTCATAGTATCCGTATCTCGGATGATACTGTTTCATGGCAAGCCTTCCCTGCTTCGCCATACGGTCAGCAAACTCGTTAGCCTCCCATTTCGATTCAAACCTTTTGTAAAGTCTCATCTTTCCTCTCCTTTCAATAATTCAAGTGCTATCTTGTGCAGATCGCCCATCGTTTGAGCGTTCTCGATATCTTTCCACTGTCTCGGATTCAATATCTGGCATCTGCTTAATACTCCTGTCTCATTCGGGTCTATTCTAATGATCGTTGTCCACATCCAGTCCTGTCCAAAATCAAGGTACGTATCTTCTACTGAGTACCGATATTCATTCTCTCCGAATACCTCTAAAAGTGTTGCGACTGCCTCTAACTTTTTGCGTTCTATCGTTTCGTATTCAAGCGTCCTTTCCATTACATTTCCTCCCATTCTCCATCTTCCTGTTCTGCAAACAATCTTCCGTCCCATCTATTGATAGACCCGAAGGTATAACCGTTGTCATGGCTGAGTACCACTATCGTATCTTCATCGTATTCTTCAAGCATTTCGATCAATGCTCCTACCGTAACTGCACTGTCTGCTACCTGTTTGATACTGTATGCCTGTCTGACTGCTTCAAATACAACTGCTTCTTTTCTCATGTCTGCTCTCCTTTCTAATTACACTGATTTAATTGATGTATGGTCCTGTCCAGACTATCGTTTGTCTTTTCTAACATATCTGCTTCGAAGTCCGTCCCCATATAGGTATCCATCATGTACTGCACCTGCTCCACGTAGTATGTGAGATTATGCAGATCACATTCCTCTGCTATGCTTCTGACGTATGCGATTTTCATTTCTATTTTTTTCTCTATGGTCATTTCGTTACCTCCTTATACATAAATGCTTCAAGTTTCATTTCAAACCAGCCTTCAAGGGGCATTCCGTCCATCATTCGATTCGTCTTTAGATCGTGCTTATACAAATCCAGACCGTTCATTTCAGGTTTCACCCAAGAAGTCAGTTTGTCGAGCACCTTCTGCATGTCATACTGCAGAGTATCCTCAGCATTCTTGCTCTTGTACTGTTTTGTTCTGAAAAGTTTGCTGTACTGCTTCTCGTTGCAGTTAGTAGTAGCCATGATCATGTCATCGAAGCCGATAACGACTATTTCTGTTTTTGTTTTCCTCCCGTTTCCTAATGCCGTGTAAGGAATTCTCGCCTGATACCAATTTTCAGTTCTGTTCATTTCTATACCTCCGTTTCAAATTATTTTTTAACTTTACTTAATTATAATTCAAACATAATGCTAATTCAAGTGTTTTTTTAAAATTTTTTAAACTATTTTTGAATTATTATAGATTTTTGATTCGCTCTATGTTAAACTAAACGCACGAAATATAGAAAACATAAGGACGGAGGTATAAAGACATGTTTGCTAACAATATCAAATATCTAAGAAAAAAAAGGAACTGGACTCAGACAGATCTGGCAAAAAGGTTAGGCTACCCCACCCCTGCCACCATAAGCGTCTGGGAACTGCAAAAATCAACACCGCCATACAAGAAACTTCATGAGATAGCAGATCTGTTTCACGTTGATATCACAGACCTCATGACTAAAGACCTTGAAGCCGAAGAACAGAACATGATCGATAACATCGAAAATATTTCCGTTCCTGCTTCATACGGTATCAAGATCCTTGGTACGATCTGTGCAGGTGACGGTATCGACTGCAACGAAAATTATGACGGTATCTTCTTTGTAGACAACTCTATACGTGCTGATTTCTGCCTGAACGTCAAAGGTGATTCTATGATAGACGCAGGAATAACAAACGGTAACAAAGCGTTCATGATCAAGAACTGTTCTTATGAGAACGGCAGGATATATGCTGTGCTACTGCCTGAGGACAACAATGCTATCCTCCGTAAAGTCTACTGGCAGGACGGACACATCATACTCAAGCCGTGCAACGAGAATTACAAACCACTTATTACTACTGAACAAGAAACGCAGATCCTTGGTGAGTGCGTAGGCATATATCGTGGCTTATGAAACGATACAAACACAGGACAACATTTACATACAACGGCAGACGATACAATGTCTATGCCGACACTCTCGAAGAACTCGGACGGAAAAAGGCTGAGAAAAAATACGACCTTGAGAACGGGCTGACGGTTTCTAACAACAATACCAAAGTCAAGGACTGGACAGAAAAAGCCATCACATTATACAAAACGAAACAGTCAGATCTGACTCGTGAGAAATTCGAACGCAGGATAGATCACTGCATACTCAAGTACATCGGAGATATGAAGATCGGGAGCGTGACCCCTGTCAAATTGCAGGAGATAATGAACTACCAAAAAGGCAAATCACCTACTCAGGTCAAGGAAGTCTACAATGGTATCAAGTTCATTTTTTCTACTGCATACAGAAATGAACTGATCGTCAAAGACCCCTCCGCTAATCTCGTCATGCCCCAGACTTCTCAGATCAAGACTCGCAGAGCGTTGACTCCTGCCGAACGTGCGGTTTTTGTAGACATCGGATTCTCCAAGAACAGATACCTTCCGTTCATGCTTATGCTGTTCTGCGGATGCCGACCATCCGAAGCGATCCGAGTTACACCCGAGGATTTCCAGATCATAGACGGATATCAGGTGCTACATATAAGAGGAACTAAAACTGCCCGTTCAGACCGTTACGTGCCTGTCAATGATGAATTATATAGTAGACGTAATAACCTCCCTGAAATCAAAGATTTACGCCCCGTATGGAAGGCGTACAAGCGTGATATAAACATAGCACTTGGCTGTAAAGTGTTCAGGAACAAACTGATCGAGCCGTTACCTCTTGCCGATGACATAGTTCCTTACTGCCTCCGCCACGAGTTTTGCACCGACCTTGCAAGGCGTGGCATAGATATCAGGATCGCACAGCGATTGATGGGTCATTCGGACATAACCATGACAGCAAACATCTATACTAATCTTACCCATGTCGATACTTTCAGAAAACTTGAAGAACAGGGTCACACACAGGGTCACACATCTAAATGACGAAAATCGACTATTTCTGACGTTATCTCTTCTCGATGAGTAAATTATATTAAGAACAAGAAAACCCCTGTAAAAACGCCATTCTAGGGCTTTTACAGGGGTTTATTCTATGGCACTCCCGAAAGGATTCGAACCTTCGACGCACGGTTTAGGAAATCGCAGTCAATCTCAGTCATACCAACGGTTTCGGCTTCGGGTACCACGCAAGGTAGCACATTCACGACCAAAAAAGAGAAAAAAGCCCCCTGTTCGGAGGCTTCAATCTCTACGATTATATAGCAATACAAAAGGAGGAACCTATATCTTTTTCAGATACTTTCTACTGAGCCAACCTTTCTTGCCTTTGTATCGGCATTCGAACCAGTGCGGATAATAATATCCTGTTCTTTCTACTCGGTCGCCCTTCTTCAACTGCAAGATAGTATCTGATTTCTTGTTTGCTCTCGTATGCAGATTCAGTTTTCTGGCAGTCACTTCATACACTTTGCCGTTCTGGTTCTTGCTGTACTTCTTACCTGCTATCTTCTTATTAACCTGATCCGCTATGTATTCCATCTTCTTTGACAGATAGGGACCTGGGCATGAAGTCGGAGCATACCATTTATGCAGATGAAGGTTGCCCTTCTTATCGCCTGTATAATTCAATTTCTTGATTCCATTACGCTTGCAGATGTCAGCACATAGATTGATAAGCGTTTCGAGTGTTTCATCTGATACTTTCCAGTCAGGACCTAATGTGCTGTTTGATGTCTCGATCGTCACTGCTTTACTGTCGATTTCTCTGTTTGAAGTACACCACGATCTTTTATTTTCATCTACATACAGACCGATCTGCTTTCCGCATACTCCGTAATTACTCGAAGCGTATCTGTCTCGTCTGGCAAATATCTCACCGCACTGCTGTACAGTCAGTTTGCCTGCCATGTGATGTATCACGATGTGCGTGTTCTTCTTATTCTTGACTGTCGAATAGTTCGGCGATTTTTTCGTATACGTTACGAGTGCAGAATTACTCATCTTCCTCACCGTCCCAATACTCATCTTCTTCAAGACCGCATGACAATTCTTCTTCTGTTTCTTTCGTTGCATTCACTTCTGGCAGACCGCCAAGCGATGTGAGGATAGACAATATCCCTGCCAACACACTTGCCGACAGTACCATCAGCCAGTCAACATCTGTTATCACTAACGCTGTGCCTATCATCGCCACTGCTGTCTGTGCCATCGTTCGTACTGCTCTCACCAATGCTGCCTTAGTCCATGTGATCATATCTTTCTCCTTTCTATTCTTCATATCCATCGATATCTGCTTCTCTACGCTTAAGATCCGTTTCGTATTTACACGGGTCACAGAATTTAGATCTGATACACTTGCCTACGTTTCCACTCCTGAAACTCACATCGCTTGTGGACACAAACTCCCTGTCGTCTGGGTAATCTCTCAGATTTTGTATCTTATAGTCCTTGACCTGTTTGCCCCCTATATGACAATGATTTCCGTACGCAGACCTGAACGAGCAGTCAGGATATAGTTTTAGCACTTCCAGTCCTTTCTTCCTGTTGATTAGAATAGGACAATGTGCTCCGTAGTCAAGGGTATCAAGTCCGTGCCGACGCAACTCCTGTAAAGTGGCTCTTAACATCAACGTATACTGTGTAGAACAACCATGCCTTGCTTCAATATTCTTTATTCGGTTAGCCAGATTGCCAACATACACAGGCTCATACTCAGTGATTTTCTGCCAGATAAAAAAGTCATCGTTAAACAGCCAAAAATCCTCTGTGATTTCGTCGTTCTGCATAATCTCTTTATACGTGCTCATCGCTCGTTTGAATTTCGTGTTTCCACTCTGTTCAAACTTCACTTGTACGTCTGCTGTTATCCCTTCTGGTGCACCACCATAAAACCAGATCCTCTTATACGGGAAATTCTCGCATACTGATCTGAGGCTGTGACGTAATTCGTACGGATTAACACCGTTCTTTAAGATGTATACGATATCATTCTTTCTCATTTTTCTTCCATCGAACTAAAATAATCGACCCTTGTTATTCGTTGCAGTTTGCGTTTTTTGTCTACCAGATCTGTTTCTGCTTCTTCAACATCGCCATTCAGTTTTTCATCATTCAATTTCTTCAGAATGATCTCGGTTGCTCCTGCTATCGACAGTATCAGTTCCCTTTCTGCTACATCTGCCTCGACTCGTTTCTGGAAATGTTCCTCATCTCGTTTCTGCTTCGTGTTGAACAGATACAAAATAACACCGCTGATAACGGTGCAAAAAATCGAGATCACTATTTCTATCATGCTCCCTATACTAATCATCTCTTTACCTGCCTTAACATATCCTGCATATTCGCCAGTCGTAAGTTACATTTTCTCTTATGCTATCCTCGCAATATGCCACTGGTATGATACGGTCAACGCACTTCCGCTGTTTTGGTAACAATTCAGTCTGTAGTTTCTCGCCTCTGATAAACCGACAATATAGACCGTTTGCAGTCCTGTAAAGGTCCCGTTTACTGCTGGCGACGTAACGACTGTCTCCGTTACTACATTGCCACTTGTTACGTTGTAAAACGCAAGGTATCGTCTCCCCGTCGCATTGCTCGGAAAACTTGCTCGCCCTGTCAATATCCACGTTCCTGCTGTGAGTGCGATATTCCCCGATAACGCCACCGCACTCGTGCCTGATGCTATACTCTTTTCGTCGCTATCCGAGGTTGCATAGCCGATGTTATTCGCATGTCCCGACACTCTGAACCCCGAGCCTGTTACCAGCCCCGAGGCGGTCAGAGCATTATTCACCGTGGCTGTGTTCTTCGACAATATGCTGACTGTATTACCCTCGAGGTATGTCGTACCCTCACTTGCGTCGTATAATCCGTAGCCAATGACCATCTGATTTGACCCGTTGAGCCCCATCAGGTTGCGCAAGTTTCCGTCCGTATTCTTCCCGTATATATACTTCGCATTGTTCAGATAGACATGTGCGCCCATCGTCAATGTGCCAGTCATGGTGTCGCCTGACCTGTTCACTTTGTCAGAAACTGCTTCTCCATCACCTGTGCCTTCCAGTACCTCTATGCGAGCCTCCAGCGTCTTAATATATTCATATAATGCGTCTGTGTTCAACTCTTATCACTCCTCAGGAAACTTAGCAAAAGTAAGTCCTACACCGCCGTAGTTAACAGTCTTGGCACTATTTGTGACATTTCGCCATGTTACGTATACGTTATACTCAGAAGGTGCGGAGGCGCTATTTCCAAGGTCAATAGAACAGAGCACGAGTCCTGTTGTCAAGTGATATACCCTGCTTGTTGCTATTAATGTATAGCCTGCGTTTATTAACTCTGTTATGCGTTCCTTTGCGGCGTCGTTCCCTGCAAGCGTTCCCTCTGAGTTAGCCGCAACCGTGCCAGTAGTTCTTGCGGCAAAGTTAACTATTTCGATATTTTTCGACTTAGTTTTGTTCTCATTAAATCCGTATGCCATATTATTCCTCCATCTTCCATATATCTAACACAACACTGTCGTAGCTACCAGTTTCTGTTACCTCTGTTAAACCCACTTTCAAATTGTTGCCACTGTCTACAACTGCGTATTCATAATCGTCCGCACGCAGTCCATTCAGATACAGCCTAAAAACATCTGTGCTTTCGTAGGTATATCCAATAGGCTTTTCAAGGTTGATATAGCACTGGTCATACTGGTCAGTTCGTATTGAAACAAGCCTTGCGGTGACAGATATTGCAGGAACAGTTCGCCCCATGACAGCCAACTCGTTCAACCTGTTATCAAGTTCAGCACTTAATGCGTCAACCCTTGCTTCCAACTGGTCCTCAATTGCACTAAGTGAATCAAGGGCAGTCTGTATAGGTGTAGTATCAAGTACGGTCCTATAATCCACGAGGCTGTCAAAGTTGATACCATTGAACTTCACGCCCCACAGTTTCATTCGGTGTGTCTCTCCGTTGTCTATGCTACCGCTTGTTCCTGATACTGTCGGCTCTACGTAGTTTGCGCTATTTGCACCTTTGATGACTACTAACTCAGCACTTTCGATATCGCCCTCTTTGCTATATTCGATACATACAACGTCCCATCTTTTGTATCCTGATACCCCATTGTCCAGTGCCACTGCATTATATCCCTCTGACGGGCGTATTTTGACCTGTCTGCCCTGCATAATGGCAGTTCCGTTATATATATCAATCTCGTTTGTCCCGTTCATCTGAGCGTTCATTTTCGCTCCCGTAGACAGAACGAAATCGCCGTCACCTAACAGCGTTCTGTATATCTCAGCGTCGTCAACAGCCTTAACGTGCTGTACTCCTGTTCTACCTGTGATTAATTCCATGTTATCCTCCTATCACATATTCGGCTTCTAACATTCCGTTCTTTATCTCGACATTGATGTTAGTGATCTCTGCCACTATCGTCTGCCCTGTGTATTCATCACGACCGCCGACCACATCGCCGACATTGACGATGAAATCGCCCATCGTTACTTTCTGCGTTTTCGTTTTCTGGTTCTCCTCGATCTGCCCCAGTGCCTCCTGCACCATGTCGGCATAATGATCATAGACCATCTTGTACACGTTGCCCTTGACGTACTTTGGTGGTATCGCCGTTATCACCTGCTTGTAGTACGTGCCTGATGCCCACGCTGGTGCTACCTCTGTATTCGGTATCATGTAGGTCTTGCCTTTGATGAACTGAGGAGCGACTGTTTTCGAATCCTTACGGTAGAAAACGTGTCTACGGAAGTTTGGTATATGCCCGTTATCAAGTACGCCTGCTATGTATTTGCCTTTCTGATTCTTCGCTACATCGACATAGTAAGCACCGCTTGTCGTGGCTCCTGCCACTATCACCTTGCGGTAATACTTGTTGTAATCAGTATAGAAATCGTCAGGGCATGAAGTGAGTTTCGTGTACTTGTTTTTCGTTACTCCCGAGTAATTATCATACTCGGGACCGAGACCTTCATCATGCTCATAATAATACTGTGCGTAGTCAGTTTTCCAATCCAAAGGCACCTCTTTGACCTTCTTCTTGTTCGCTGTATCGAGTACCGAATTGGCACTGACCGCCCTGTAAACATACTCGCCATCTTCTATCTGACGATCAAAATACTTCGAGTAGTTCCTATCCCAGTCTTTCGGCTTCGATGTCAGGAGCGTGAAACTCTCTGATTCTGTCGCTTCGTACGGATAATAATTCTCCTGTTCGTCCTCGACAACCTTGTAATAATATGAGCCAAAAGTACGTTTCCAGTCCTTCGGGGTTTGTGTCAATAGAACATAATTCTCGTTTGTGATACTTTCCGTTTCAAAGAACTTGCATATCTCATCTACCCCAGTCAATATCTGCTGAGACTTGCCAAGGATATACTCGCTGTCCTGCACTGGTTCATCTACCGTTGCGTATGGCTGTACCGCACCGTTCTCATCAGTGAACAGATGGATCGTACGCTTCTTGTTACGCTCGTCAACTGATGTCATGATGTAATGGTTAGGTACGCCTGTTTCCTCCGTCATTTCGAAGGATAACGCCCCTATGGACGAATAGATCATGTAGTCTGTATAGTCCTCTGATAATATCGGAGTAAGGTATACCACCTTATCAGAATACTCAAAGAAAAACGTGAGATTGATACTACGAGTAGCACCCCACATCGCTTCATACAGCGTAGTCCCTCTGCCTATCTCATACAGATCGACAGTGGTATCTATGGTCGAGTCCACGTATGGAGTCTTACACACGAACAGGCTGTCAAGCCCACATTCAGCGATCAGGTCATTCAGCAGTTCATCTATCTCCCCTTGCAGGTATCTGACATCCTGTTTGTCTGGTATCTCAATAACATGCTCATCTAAAACTCCTCGCCATGATCTGCCTGTATAGGTCGCTTCTTCATCATCTGAGTTAGTCCCTTTGCCTCGTATCACTCCGCCATATTCAGTATTCGGTATGTACCAAAAACCGCCTATCGGCAGGTTGTAATTCTCGGTCTTTATCTCGAAGTCTTTTTCGTTAGCAAGGTCTAATGATATCTCGTATTTATCCAGTATGCCGATATCAACAAGGTCAGCGTCCGTATAGTACAGTTCATCGATATCTATTCCATAAGCCATCTCGGTTCACTCCGTTCCTCGATCATCTGCAGATCCCATACAAAACTACCGTCCCAGATGATAGCATTCTCGCCTGAGTCTATCAGTTTGAAGATGTAATAGTCGGGATCACGTGCTCCGAAAGCATTAAGTGCCGTATTATCTGCATAATGCAATATGATCGTTTTATCAGTGCTGTCTATCCGCAGAAACGCTCCATCTGGTACTTCCACATTGACGATGATGTATGTATCACCTATCCTTAGATTCGGATTGTTCACTGGTCCCGATATATCGATAATGAAGTTACAGCCTAACGGATTCGGGTTAACTATCGATACTGCTGATATCTTGTCCTCGCCGTAATCGAACAGGTAATCATACCCCTCAAGCCCAGTATCCTCATCCAGTTCGTAATCTTTCAGCCCACTGATATATTCGTAACCCGATTCGGATTCATCGTTGTAATAGTACGAACTCCTTTTGATGACGTGGAACCACGTTTCTTCTTCACGGACGAATGATACCTCTTTTCTGACTGCTCCTACTCCGTACTGCCATTTTGAGTTCTTTGCACTGATGATATATCCGTAGGTGAACCAGTCATTGAACCATATCTTCCCTGGCTTTCCATCGTAGATATCTGTTTCTATCGCATTGTTCAGAGCGTCAATAGCAGAGTTTCTTTCTGCAACCGTCTCCGCCAAAACATGGATAGTCAGATTAGCCGAAGCAACGCCTTTGTTGAAGCCTGCTATCCTTGAGCCTCTGCGTCTGTCCCTTGTCGTATATGCCCACGAATAATCGAGCAAAGGCTCGATATTGATGTAGTAAGGGTGTTCTGTCAGAACGACCCTATTCCCTCTGTTATTCTCGTATATGACTGTGTAATCTTTATATTGTGCCATTCACAGCCTCCCTTGTCAGTTTGCCGAAGTTCCTGCCATTCAGTTTGACCTGTACTCCTTCTAAAGCATCTGCCATGCCGTCCTGCAGTTCTGATACTAATTCTGACATCGTATCCTCTACTGCACCGACCATTACACTTGCCATCGCTGATGTCATCGTGCCTGATACAGTTCTGCCTTCTATCGAGTCTGTTATCTTGTCCATCTTCTTCCAGAATGGATCAAGCGGTAATATCGCTTCATCTCCTGCTTCGCCACCTACAAGACCGAACAGGGTTGGTCTTTTCATGATACCGCCTTCGGCATTGTTGACGATCTCCCAGTTTGTAAGCCATGATACTTCCTTGCCACCTTTTGACTCGACCATCTTAACCTTAGGCGTTTTGAACGTGAACAGTTTGCCCAAACTGATAGGGAACTCATCAACAAATTCTTTGATCTTGTCTATGACGCCTTGTATCTTTTCTTTGATCTTGTCTATCTTCTCTTTGATCTTATCTTTGATATCCGTGAACGCCCCGACAACTTTATCTTTGACCTCTTTTGCCTTGTCTGCAAATGCCTGCAATTTATCTCTTATAGCCTGTACTTTTTCGACTATCGCATCCTTGGCAGATATAACAAAATTCTTTACTTTATCCCACAGATTCTTCCAGAACTCACGGAACTTTTCGGATTTGTTCCACAGCACGATAAACGCTGTAACTAAGCCGACAATACCTGCAATTATCCAAGTGATAGGACTTGCCCACATCGCCGTATTCAGTGCCGTTTGTGCAAGGGTCACTAATGCCATCGCTTTAGATATCGCTATGAGTGTACCGACTACACTACCAACTACTAACAGAATGCCTGATATCGTTTCCCAGTGTTCTACAATGAAATTTATCACCTTTGATACTGCGTCATAAATGACATTGAACGCACTTCCGACATCATCTAAGACATTCTGTACATCTTCTGGTAACGATTCTTTTATTGCTGTCCCGATATTGCCAATGATAGTTTTAACAGTTTCGATGATTTCAGGCAGTTTTGTACTCAACGTCCCGACGAACTCATTGATACCTTCTTCGATCAGTTCAAGTCCTGACATATCGCCTGTGAATAACAACGCTAAGCCATCAGTCACCTTTGTAACTGCAGGTAGAAAATCTTCCATCATGCGGTTACGTAACCCTGTCATGGTCATTTGCAGTGTCGTTATCGAATCTGAGAACTCTGCTGAGGCTGTCACTGCTTCATCAGACATGACCATTCCGTACTTTTCAGCGATCTCCATTTGTTCTTCGATCGCTTCTGACCCTTGATTCAACAACGGTCCCATGTCTGCTCCTGCACGTCCTAACAGTTCTGTTGCAAGGGCAGTTCTTTCTGTGCCTGCTTCCATCTCAGACAGACCTTTGACAGTTCTTTCAAACAGTTCTTCCTGCGATAGATTGGCGACTTCTTTCTGCGAAATGCCAAGTTTCTGAAATGAATCAGAGTTATCTTCTGCCTGCTTCGACAATGTTTTCATTCCCATTTTAAGGCTGTCAACATTCATGTCAGCACGTTGCATGACGTAGTCCCATTTCTGATACGCTTCTGCACTAATGCCAATCTTCTGCGACATCTTGTCCACATTGTCGCCGTATTCTGCAGTCGCTTTAATGCCCTTCTTCAAAGCCGAAGCACCTGCTACCACCGACGCAGTCAAGGCTACAAATCCTGCTACCGCTACCTTGCCGATACTTTTACCAATGCTGTTACCGAACGATCGACCATTACGTTCCGCTTCTGATAGGTTCGCTTCGTATTCTTCTGTGTTTAATGTCAAACTTGCTGACAGATCAAATACGTCCATCTATTTTGCTCCATATCTGTTCTACTATTTCGTCCTGTGTTCGTGTTTCTTCTGGGTGCGGTTCTAATATGTCAGTAATGCTTTTCGTCAATACTTTTCCACTCCATGCTTCTGCGATGTTATTATTCATCACCTGCAGTGCTGTCAGTTCATATGCTCTTTCTATTTTCTGTTCCTCATACTCTTTGTGTCGAGCATTAACGTATTGGCGAAAATGTTTTACGCTCCCTCGGTATTCTCCGTAGCAAGTCCAGAAGATCCTGTCTCCTGAACTTGCCCAGTAAAAAGGTCTTGCATATAAGGGTCTGTGAATATCTGCACCATGCCGTTGAACATCTTTATGGCGTTATACTCTCTTGCTTCTTCACCAAAAGATACCACCATCAGATCAAGGCAGTCTGAGGAATGCTCCTTCAAAGCATACTTAACCATTTCAAGTGTATTGTCTTTGCGTTCGGCTATTTTTTTGTCGCCCAAAATCTTGGTCAACGGAACCATCAGATCCGCCATGAGTTCAATGGCTTCTACTCCAGTTACTTCTGTAATACGCATTTGTTCCTCCTTTGCTATATCATCGCTTATGATTCGCTTTCGCTGTCAGGGTCGAGCGAATAGAATACCATCGGCATTGTGTTCTGAGCGTCTATCGATACATGTCCAGTCAGTGCCACTGATAACTGCCCTTTACCTGATTTAGTTGTCTGCAGATTGAATCCGTCTGTCGATAAACCGTTTATCAGTTTGACTGCGACTGCTCCTCCGTCTGCTCTGTCTCCTACCCACCACAGGTCACGGAAATCGCTCTGGCTGAGGTCACGTCTCGGAGTGATACTTGTACCATCGATATCTGCTACTCCTAATGCCAGTTTTATCGCTTCTGCACTCGTGCCAAGTGAAGTAAACGACATTCCGCATTCCCATGAATCGAGATGTTTCAGTTCTTTCATGTTCACAGGACAATTATCAACATCTTCTCCGAGGTCTGAGTACGTCGGTACACATGTGACGTTGATACCGCCTGTCGTTGCACAAATGATTGCACTGTCGGCAGGTGCTACAGGATTTGCAGGGTCAAAAGTATTCAGTAATACTCCTGCGTCTAACTGCATACCATCAAAAGTGTCCTGAGGTATTACGGTAAATTTACCCATTTAATTGCTCCTTTCTAAGCGGTCAAAAATTCCGCTATTATATTCAAATATACCCTCCTGATCAGAGGGTCTGAGGGGTCATCCATTCTCTGTGCAAAGGCACCGCCACGAACTATCCAAACATAGCCATCTTCTATCTTTTTCGATGTATAGCCGTATCCGATGTAGTCCGCTATCTCTTTTACTTTTTGATCTATGTTCGTCCATGTGGATTCCCTGTACCACAGGTTTGCTGTCAATGGTATCGGCTGTCCGATACTATCCGCAACGAAACTGTAAGTTATGTAAGGCATTTCTGCGTCTTTTGGCACGCTGAACTCATCGTATGCTGGGATTTCAAACGAACTCCAGAACTGATGTATCGCTTCTGCTTTATTCATTCTTCCACTCCTTTGCTTTGACTTGCCTCATGTCCAATGACGCACTCACAGGGGTCTGCCTTCCTGTTTCCGCACTGCTTTCTTGATTAGTCAGTACCACGAAAGTCTTATTATCCTTTGTACGCCTCAAAACGTCCCCATGCTTCAACGAAACATCTCTCGAGGTAGTTATAGTGTAGTTCGCTGTACTGCCCTTCTTTTCGGCTGTTTCTGTCTCTGCGTCCGTGTCCATCACTATGGCACATAAAAAGGACGTTTCAGACGGTACCCATGTAGTTATGTATCCGCCCTCACCGTCCTCGACCATAGTCGGAGTGAGTATGACGCACGATTCCATCGCCTCGTCCAATAAACTCATATCCTTATCTTCCTCCACAGATCAAGTTCAGAGGCGAATGCTTTCTGCCATGTTCCAGTAGAACCATCACCAGCACCGCCTCCGCTTTTCGAGTATGAATAACCGCCAAAACTCTCGGCAGTGTACGGAGACATATTTGCTCCATCTACTGCCCCGTACTTTGTTTGCCAGTCATCGATTTTATCAGCAAGGGCGATGACCTCACTTGGTACAGCCATCGCCCATATCGCACCGTCAAAAGTTTCATCGACCAGTTCAAGTCCGTCAGTATACTGGTAAACGCCGTCATTGAACACGCTACCGACTATACGAAAATACTGGTTCTCTTTCAAGAACAGTTCCTCTTGAATAGTACCGTCCTCGATATGGAACACGCCTATACGCTTGCCTTTTTCAAAAAAGTTTTTCAACTCAAGACAAAGTTCGTATAACATATCTTCCGCCTTTCATATTAAGATTCTGATTCATCTCCGATAGTACCTACGATAACGCCAGCAGGCATTTCAGCAAATACATCTACTCCTGCGATTGCTACTGTCTCAGACTGCATTCTCTGATAGTTGCTGTCCTCGTGTACTCCGACAAATCCAGTCTCAGGATCAGTCGTGAAGTCGAACGCTCTGCCAAGTCCATCAGCAGTTTCGGTAGCGTCAACATAGTACAGAACGATGTTGTCTGCCGCTGTTGCATAGAATGTACCCTTGTCGACCTGTGCTGTTAAGATGGCAGTACCGAGTCCGAGGAAGTTCTCAACATACGAAAACCCGAAAGCGGTCTGTACTGTGATCTGTGCCGAGCCGAGATAATCAGCAACATCGAGTGGATTGATAAAGAATACGCTCTGGATATCATCGTCCTCGAATGCTACCTGTAACTGCCCCCATGCGTTAGCAAGTGCAGGCTGTAAAGTTGCCCCCGAAGCAGTGCCAGTTCCATCTGCCAGTGAAGTGATGAAACCTGCCCTGATAGTTTTCTGGATATCGAGAATCATCTTTCTGTTTGTCTCGTTTACCGCCTGATCGAAACCGCCCTTGAGAATAGCCTCTGCCGTTGTTGCTTTCCTGTACTTGTTCAGTGTAGCCTCGCCTACTGATGTCCACGTAGTAGCATACTTCGAAAGCGGTATGATCTCGCCTTCACTTACTGCTCCGCTCTGGAGCGTTCCTGTTACTGTGAGTTTCTTGAGGACTGTACCTGCTGTTACAGGGATCTTCCTCGTTACGCCTAACATCTCAACGAACTTGTTGATGTTCTCGCCGAAAGTCTGTACGAAATCCAGTTCTCTGACCTTAGCAAGATCTGCAACTGATATGGTGTTAGTCTCTTTTGAAGTTGTTACGTTTGCCATTGTTTACTCCTTTCATTCCAGACCGAACAAGGCTTTATTTTCAGCCATAGCCTTCTGCCTTGCTATCGGGTCTGATATCTTTCTTATGTCTTCTTTTGTCATTGTCGTACCGCCTGTATTCGCAGGCGGAGTTGACGTATTAGCACCTTTCGTTGTTTCTGTTACGATGAAGTCAGCCCATTCGTTTTTGATGTTTTCTTTCACCGTTTCAGCGTCTTTTATCGCACCATTCTCCATCTCTATGCTGTCGATGTCTGATACCTTTACGATACTGTCTAATCTCTTGTCAGAGATCCCTGCCTCAGATAACAGTTTCCTGTACGCATTTACCTTTGTATCATGCGTTTCTTTGTCTGCTATCTTCTGCTTGTAGTCATCGTATTCGGTTTTCAGTTCCTCATACTTTGCTTTGTATGGGTCATCGCCTGCTTTCAGATCCTCCAGTTCTTTCTGTGCCGTGTCGTACTTCGTTTTGATGTCGTCGTACTGGTCAGCCTTTGCCTTGAAACCGTCTCTTTCTTCTTTCAGAGCCGTTACTGTTTCAGAGTGTGCGGTAATGATTTCATCGATCTTTTCTTCGTCGATTCCTAATGCTGATAAAAACTTTCTTGTAAGTGCCATAATTCATATCTCCTTTTCTTCGGTACTGTTTCTTTAGTATTCGATATATTTAAAAAGCACTCTATTCTTTGAGTGCTTCTCTTACCATTTGTTTGTATTTTTCTATCTGACCTATGACTGCAGGTTTTAGAAACGGCTGTGCCTTCATGTTGCTCGTTCCGAACTCCTGATACTTGCCGTATTCTACGTTCGTTCCGATGTAGACTGTATGACCTTCAACCTTATGGTCTAGTGACGCTCTTAATCGCCCTGTGTCTACTGGTGCGAGTTGCTTTGCTTCTGTCTCTGCAGTCAGTCCGATTTCTTCAAGGACTTTTGCTATTTTCTTCTCCAGTTCATCTCGGACTTGGTCGCTGTTATTTTTGAATATTACGCTCATAATTTTCTTTGTTCATTTGATTCTTTTCCATTCAGTTGGGAATATATCCTGATGATATTCTTTAGGGGCAAAGGCAGGTCCTCGTTCTTTATCGAATTGCCTAAACTTGTTCATAATATCTTCGTCAACCTCAAGAACGCTAAAATCTATACCCGATTCGATATACTCATCATAAGTTTCATAACTTAAAAACAAAGCCTTTAATTCCTCTTTAGTCATTCAATGCTCCTTTTGATAATTTGATACAGCCCATTGTCCTTAATTCTTACGTTCTGAGGGTTTTTAATATACTCGCTATACCCTACTGACACGTACTCTTTCATTTGGTCATATCTCAATTTATGGTCTTTTCCAAAAGCCTTAACCTGCTCCTCACAATATATCCTTCCTTGGTATGGGTCTACTAATGCTTCATGCCTAAATAAAATTATTTCTTGCTTAACACCCATTGAAGATTTATATGTTTCTCTATACGTTTGCCACACCGTAGTATCTGAAAAATTCTTTTCTTTTAACAATCTGACTTCTTTTGCGTCCATCAATTTGGCTTCAACCAAATGACCTATCTCATGGTGTACTTCTTCCACACTTGCTTTCTTCGTTAGGTACAGAGTATCGTTTGCTCTGTCATATCCACTCGTATTTCTGGTCCCTATATCTACTTTAGTCCCTGCCATCGCCGTTTGTACTTTTGGCGAGGACTGTCCGTATGCAGTTTTAAAGTTTTCCGTTACGTTATCTGCACTTTCTGGGTCAATATCATCGGCGTATTTTACAAGATAATCGTTTGTGCTACTTGTTTCGCCGTTACCTATCTCAGAGCCTAACGCACATCTGCAATTATACACTTCTGCAGGCGGACCCGCAAGTTCACCTGGGTACATCAGCCCGTTGCTGAACGGTTCATCAAGTGGTACAGTTTCTCCGTCCATATCTAAATGGCTGTCACGAGTTCGTCCGTCCATCGTGGCTATCCATGTTTTCATCAACGGAATACCCATAGCCTGTGCTTCACTGAACGTATCATACCTTGCTAAGTTCTCTGTGCTGTTAGTCAGTGTCCTCGCCGTTCGTAAGGCTTGTACACGGTTCATTCCGACGACATTCTCAAGGTTTTTCGCTATCTTCGGAACGCCTTCTCCTTTGGCTATGCCCTGCCGTATCACTGTGTCGATTCGTTGATTATTCCAGAGAACATCTTTACTTGTGTTAACTGTGACTTTCCCTCGTCCTGAGGCTCCCGAAACGGTACCTATGCCCGACTTTTCTTGCCCTGAGGTATAGTATTGTGCCTTACTGTCTTTGTAACTCCTATAAGCGGAATAGCCAAGTGCAACTGCTATTGCAGATCCTAACACACTCGTTGATTCTTTTCTGCTTTGAGTGTATACCTCCTCCATTTCACCAGACGTATCATCGCTCTGCTTCTTGTTGTGATTAGTTATCTTTTTAGCGAGGTCTTTTGACGTTCTCGATATCCAAGGAGCATACGCTTGATTCCTTCGCCAGTTGTCATAATCTGACTGAGATAATGTCCCATCAGCGACTTTCTTTTTCATCGCTTTGTCCTGCTTTGCAAAGTTCTCGATCTGTCGCTCAAACTCCTGTTTTACGTCCTTTGCCAGTCCTTTATATCCCTTGCGGATTTTCTTTTCTATCTCTGCAAGTTTTTTGTCCGTCCATCTATTCATTCATCTCGTTCATAAACCTGTCAGCACCTTCGATGTCTATGTTCTTCAAAACTTCTTCTGCTTTGTCTCCGTCGCCTAACAGGTTCAATATCTTCGTTGTCACATAATCTGTGTCAAGGTACTGGCTCGCCTGTAATACTGTCTGCACTTCTTCCTGAGTGTTTATCATCATAGACCTCGTGAATGTCGGCGTATCTTCTATACCTGCAAGGGTCAATATCCCTTGTATGAAATCGACCACCTGATACTCGTAATCATCGACTTTGTTATTAAGCGGTTCGTATGACGCTCTGATCTGTGTTGCTGTCGTTGCTCCGCTTGCTATCGTGTCTGTATTGAGTGCCATAGCATCCTTGTAGATGTCCTTTTCCAGTCTGTCCAGTAACGCCTCTCTGCTGGCGTATGGTGCTTCTATGCTGTGGCTTTCTGCTTTCGCTCCGTCATCATCTATGACAGAGGCGTGTACCGTTTTCATTCGTTCTATGAACTTGGCAAGATCTACATCGTCCATACCTCCAGCATTCTGGATCGTCCAGTAGATCATTGACGCTTCATCTACCGTGTTGCAGAATCCTGACTTGATCAGATCGTAAGCGTCTATGTTGTCCCTCATGCCGATCAACTCAGACTGGTGCAGGTCATTAGCCCACAACGGCACTATCGGGAATGTCGGATAGTTCTCGAATGCGTAGATCGTTTCACCGTCTGCCTCACTCTTTTGTATCAGCAGTTTGTACGGCGTTTTGTCCTTTAGTACAGACTCTTTCCCTTCCTTCCACATGTATTCCGTGTAACCGTCCAGTTCGTACAATGTCGCTCTCAGTGGCTTCTTTGCGTCTATCTGCCAGAATCGAACGCCTGCTTTGAGTGCTCCATCTTCCTCGTCCCACAAAGGAACAAACTCTGTGATCGGGAACACTTCAACGTGGTCGACATTCCAAAAGCCGAAACTCACGCCACCGCATAATGCCCACTTGCCTGCTCTTTGCAGTTTGATCTCGAAGTCATCGCCGAGGCGTTCCCTTGTATCATCGTTCTGCCACATCACACCGTTGCCGAGTAAAAACTGGTTCTCCTGAGTGATTATCCTGTTGAAAAAGTTCGATGTCAGTTTGTAGTTCGCTGAGTAGGTATCTGGTACCGCCTTGCCTGTTACCGTGTAAAGCAGTTTCTTGTACTTCATAATCGTGGTGTTCATCTGTCGCATGTAATCATCTGCGTCTTTCGCCACTTTGTATGGTATCGTCTGCTTGTGGTTCGTTATCACCTGTCTGGCGAACTCTGCCTTATCCCTTTCGTTTGTTTTCTCTAAGTCCTGATAGGTATACATATCTCTCCTTTACATCGCCCACATCGGACTGTAACTGTCTGTGTGTTTCTTATTCAATCTCATCGTCTTAACAAAATATCTCGTTGCGTCCATCAAGTGGTCTGCCTCTTTGATAGGTTTGTCCTCCGTTGCTTTTTCGTCCCATGAATAGCCTGCTACTTCCTCATACCAGTGTTCCATGTCTGGGTTTACTTTGATATAGCCACGCTTCATAGCGGTAGCAGTTTCTCGTATGCCGTTCAGCACTTCGTTGTCTGCTTTCAGCACCTTGTATTTCCCTGATCTTTTCAGTGTTACGATAAAAGATGCGGCTGACGGGTCAACTATCGTCCTGAGCCTCTCTGGTCGTCCCTCTATGTCGATATATTTTGACAGCCATTCTTCTATCGCTTCTGCATATTCACTGTCGGTTTTCGGTTGACCAGTGTCCCTGCCTGAGTAATAGTATTCATCTATCGCATACCACACTCCGTTGTGCAGTCCCCACAGTATTCCAGCGAAAGCGTTCTGTGTTCCATAGTCAATACTCAGTGTGTAATCGGCATACGTTTCGCCTTTGCCAAATGTCGCTCTGCCACTTGCCCCTTCGAACATCGGGAATATCAGCCCTTCCGCATTCACCCACTTGCCGAGTATGTACCTGTCATAGAACACTCCAGAGTATTCCTTCTGGATATTCTCGATATATTCTGCCTCAAGGAACGTATTGTCCTTGATCATGAACACCCAATTAGCACTGTCCAGTTCTTTGTTGTCTATGAACTTCTTCTTGATGAAATGGCTCGGTCTGTCTGGGTTACATGTGGCATATAACTTGGCTCCCTTTACCGACAAACGGGACAATAACATCGAGAAAAAGTTCTCTTTGTACAGCGTCACTTCATCACAATATGCTCCTGCCAGCGTTAGACCTCGTATCTTCTGCTCGCTGGTACTGTCACTTGCCCCTTCTAAGAAAATCGTTCTCCCAAACAGTTTCCCTTCTTTCATCGCCATGCTGTAACTCATGTTGTTTTTGCCGACCAGATCCATCAGCAGATCCAGACAGTTACGTTTCAGCGATGTCAGCGTCACTCCGCAAAACAGGAATCTACTGTCCTTCGGTGCAGACGCAACTAACATAGCGAACTTCAAAAGCGATACGTACGTTTTGCCACTACGCACCGACCCCGTGAGGAAGTTCAACCTCTTGTCCTCAGCAAAGAAAAACTCCTGCTGTTTAGGAGTCAACATCTCGTCCAGTTTTCTCATCTCTTATCGCTTCTAATAACTTAGGCATAAGCCCGTTATCTTCACTGTCAAATATGACTTTGTTCTTCCACTTCTTCGGCAGTCTGTTGTTCAGGTAATATGCAATAGCAGTAGTAGACGGTCTGGCATACCGTTTGTTCGTCTTTGTTTCTACCTTCTCTAAGGCTGTAATCTCCCCTGTGACTTTGTCAACAATCGCTGTGGTAGTAGTAATGGTTTCTTCGTAGTAATAGCCAACACACTCTTTTATGAGGCTTTTCTCTACTTCTCCGTCCATTATCTCCTTGCCTTTTTTTAGTGCCTCGGCGAACTCTGGGAATTTATTCTGGTAGTCATAGACTGTTGCTTCTGCTATCCCCAACTTTTCTGCTATCTCATTTATTTCGGCTCCTTCTCCTCTCCACTTGGTAACAAGCGTGAGGATATTCTCTAACTTGCCTTCTTCTAACCATTTTTTGTAAATACATTTCGACATGTTATACCTCAAGTTTCTTTATGAGATACTCTATCTGCGTTTCGTCCTTGTCTTTCTTCTTCAATGCTTTCTCTATACGTTCTGCCTGTTCATCGGTAAGCAGTGTCGTTCTCATAACGTCTGCAAGGTACTTGTGATCAGGTTCAGTATCCTGATATCTGCATAACGCTAAATCACATAACCTCGCCAATATCGTACCGACAGCACGTATGTTGTACTCCCTGCCAGTTTCTCTTATCAGTTTCTTCACATCTTCGAACTGCTTCAATTCGGCGGCATAGGCTTCATCGTTATCTTTAAGATATCTTTCCAGTTTTTCAAATCTCATCTTTTCGTACTTGAAAAAGACGATTTGTATCTGCCTGATATCCATATCGACATTGACATCACCTACCGATACTCTCTTGAACTTATCTACCAGATCCTCAGGAACGAATGCCTCAAGACGTTCCTTCGCCCCTTCTATACTGTCATAGATACGTTTGACCAGTTCTGCGTTGTCATACCCATCTATGGAGTTATGCGACAACTGCTTAGAGCGTATCTTGTCCCTTGACAGATTCGTTACATCGACAATGACGTATATCTCATATATGCCTGCCTGTCTTGACGCTCTTACTCTGTGATGACCTGATATGATCTCAAGCCCCCTGTCCGTCAATGCACAGAACGGAAGGCTCTCCAATCTGCCATCTGCTTTGATGTTCTCAGTCAGTCTTTCGAACATTTCTGCTCTCATATACCGAGCGTTGACATCCTGTTCTTTCAGATCCTCGATATTGACTTTCCATATCTCAAGCCCGTTGCCAAGTTCAAGGCATACCTCATGTTCCATTTTTTATCCTCTCTTGTAATAGCCATACTGTTTTAACCATCTTCTTACGCAATCGCTATACGTATCTGGTCTAAAATCGCCCACGTATACAACTAAGAACGTGCCGTTAGGTTGCTCCTCCCTTTTGATCAATTTCATAACGCCACGATCCGTTTTCCCTTCATGGTGCGACGTTTTGGAAGATGTTTTGACCCCTTTCAAGTCTCGCACTCCCATCAACATAGTTGCTTCTAAATACTTCTTGAAACTACCGCTTGTCAGGCACATCATAAACAGTTTCCCTAACCTTTTATACCGTTTCGAACTTACTGAGATACCGAACACTTCGCCGATATAGTTTGATTTCATGCTAAAGAAATCCCGTCTGTGCAGTCCAAATGCTGTCGTTACTTTGCCATCTATGAGCATGAGATAGTAACACTCCGCCTTGGTCGTTCCCAACTTATGCACGAACAGATCTCTGTAATACAGACATGTCTCTTTGTCTACCTCGAGTATCTCTACTTTGCTGTCTGCTGTTATCTCGCTATCGTCATAGATCGGGTACACGGCTATCTTAGCGTCCTTGTTTTCCGTCGTAGCATACGGTGTCAATGCTTTGTTGCTGATGATATAGTCCGTCCTGCCTTTGCCCATGTACTGTGCATATATGACATTGGCACCCTCGACCTTGACTTTTTTCTGTGAATAGACGACTACCGTTGCCTTGCTCTGAAACATTTTCTCTACGATACTCTCGTATTCTTTATCATCGAAAAATTCTATCTCGGGTTTGTTCCACGATATCTCCTTGTAAGGGAACATCTTCTCGTAACCGCCACGATACGTAGGCGGATTCACATATAAGAAATCGCCTTCCCTCAGGTCATTGACAACATCACGAAAATCTCTGATATCGTACCTGATACCTTCCAGTCTGCCACTGCAATTCTGGATCTGCCACTTTATCTGCTCTATCAGTTCATCATGTTCGGCTATCATGCTTTTCTTCTTGCTGATACCGTATTCGTTGTTGTCTTTGATCTGGTCAAGTGCTAAGCAGAACATCGTTTCAGCAAGACAGTCGAGATCCTCCTCGTATTCGTTCCTGATGTTGATGCCGAGTTCCTCAGATACATTCGCATACCTTTCATCTGCCGACATACCGATGATACTGGAATACAGGTTTATATCACTGCAGTACGTTTTCTCCCTCTGTTCTTTTGTAAGTAAAAAGCAAACCGCAAAAGATCCAACACATGGCATTATGATCCTCTCAGGTTTGCTTTCATCGATCAGTTTCGCTATATACTCTCGTATAGGCGAGATCGTTTTCCCTTGAAAAATATTCATCTGTAAAATCTGGTCCGGCAGGTAGGACTTGGACCTACATTTCAGGTTTGAGGCACCTGCGTCCTGATCTTAGACGACTGCCGTTCATACTATCCGAACATCGAAAGTTGCTCGATTCTCTCGGTAGGCTTCTTTATTTCTTCGCCATACTCCTCGATCCTTTCGCCTGTTCTCAATAACCACCATTCAGCGAACATGCTCCTGTGACAGTCATTCTTGTCTTTCTCATGGCACATGAGCAGTGCTGTTTCATGCTGTCCCTTCGCTCTTTCTATCTCACGTCTGATACGTGACACTCCATAACTGTCAAGACGTTCAAAGTATTTCTCCTTGAATGCGTCTCCGCTATACTTCCTGAATATCCCGAACGGCTTCAACACATTCAGATCAACGATATCGTACGCCACAGGATATTTCGGATTGCCTACTGCTATACTGACATAAGCGATATCAGGATCAGCGTTCTTCTTGTGCTTTGCGAAGTAACTGGTATAGATCATTCGTCCTCCTCCTTACTCTCGATATACTCTCTCATCAATCTTGACAAGACAGAGGACTGGCTTTCGCCTGCTTTATCGCAGACCGTTTTGAAATCGTCTACCAGTTCTTGCTTTAACTTGTACGTTTTAGCGACCATGCCTATCTTCGCCTGATACTTGGCATTCGCCACCGTCTGCGGTTTCGGGTTCCCTTTAGGCATTGCCATCCCTCGCTTTCATCACGAGGTAATAGCCAAGTTTAGCCAAACCGACAGCGATTAAGAAAATTCCTAATTTCCCGACCATTTTTTCTTTCCCAAATAAGCGTTATATGGTACACTCTACTGAGGGAGAGGCAATCTCCCCCTCAGTCAAAGGATATACTTTTCTATCAAGATCAGTAATATCCCTATTCCAAGATCCGTCATAGCGGTTGCGAGCAAGGCTTTGCCGTTTATGTCGGATTTTTTCTTGGAATCGTTACGAGTATCCTCGCTCATTTGGTGTACCTCCTTCATCATCATCTTATCATAAGGTACACCGTATGTCAATAGACAAATCGCATGTTATTGAAAAAAGCAGGCATAGCCACCTACCTGCTTTCATGGTGCGAGGAACGAAAAATGAAATTAGGAAATCTTCTTTCGTTCTTTTCGACAATACCATAATAACACAGGTCAGTCTGGGGTTTTTAGGGTAATTTCAAAAAATTATAACTTTTTCTATCTCCCTCAATGCTTTCCTATACAGATCCTTCGAAACATAGTATACGCTGTAATTCATTTTCTTTGCTATATCAGCCCATCTCATATCATCAAGGACTCGGTACCTGAGCAAATCCACGCTCGTGCTGTTGTCAAGGCTGTTGATGACTTGGACCACTCTGTGCCTGATATATTCATAGTGTTCTTTGGCTGTCTGGTAATCATCTCTTGCTTTCATCAACTGGATAACATACCGTTCCGTTTTCGTAGCGTTGGAAGTCGCTTTCGGCATGCCCGACAGATCTATCTGTATGCTGTCTATCAATTCTTCCACCCTATGCAATTCCGCCTCAGCCGTTTCCAGTTTGGCTTTGGCGGTGTCATATTGCTTAAGAAACTCTCTCCCACTCATAATTCTTCTATCTCCATTATGACTTTCGTTTCTTCGCCTGTCTCGAAACTGTCAGTGAACCCTTTGATGTACTTGGAATTATCATCTGTTATCTTGCCCATTCTAACCATCGTATCGAGGATAAACTTCTTGGCATAGCAGATGTTGTCTGGATCTCGCCTTGACCCTTTTCCCTCCACCCATGTAAAGTGTATCTTGATCGGTCTTTCGTAGTCAGGCAGTTTATGAAGATACCAGCCAATGCTCTCCTCGTAGATCTTCTTTGTTACGTTCCCTGCATACTTGTTTCGTTTGCACTCGTTGATGTATTCGTTGAATGACGGAAATTTGATATCAATCTCGCACGTGATCATACCTCTATCCCTTTCTGCCCCTTCTTGATCTCTTTCATCGTCTTATGCAGTATCAGGTGTTCCTTTGTCGCTATTTCTTTACCCGACACTCCGTAGACCCTGAGCACCTGTTCTAAAGACACTTTTACCTCAGCGATACAATCTAATACCTTCCGCCTGCTGTATTTCTCTTTGTCCAGATCTTTCAGTAGGACATAGGACAGATCGTTCAGCCTCTCTATCGCCTTCAATGTTTGCAGATCCTCTCCGTAATAATTCAATATATCGGTATATTCTCCCATCGTTTCCTCCTTCCCGAAAAACAGGGACATTTCTCCCCGAAAAACAGGAATATCAATGCACCTTCCAGTATTTCTTCATCTCGTCCGTTAACAGACCGCCTTTGTCTTGGCTATCTAACCGCAACCATCTATCCCACTCTTTGACACTATTAATACTCTCGCTCCTTGAAAGTAGTTTCGCCAGTTCCTTTGCAGTCATAGACTGTATTACTTCATAGTTAGTCATGATCTTCTATCCTTTCTCCGTATGAACAGAAATCGTCATTCTCCCACTTTTCAACACTCGGATTCCTTATGCACCCTTTTGTCTCCCAGTTGTAGTATTTGCACATACTACACCGTACTATCTCTACTTGTAGTGCTTCTATTGCCATGTCGAACGCTTCCACCAATTTATCCGCAGGTATTTTCTCTCCACTTAAATCATAAAAACCGATGTCGTAACAGTCTAAGATACAGTGGTCACAGTCACATATACATTCATGCCCTGAACATACCTTTTCATTCCACATCCATCTATCACCTGCCATCTTCTTTCTCCTTCCTTTTCCCAAACGAGCAGTATCCTCCTTGCTTTGAATGGATACTGATATACGGACATATGTAGTATTTGTCGCAGTTTTTACACCGTACCACTTCGACAACATCATCACGCTTTTTCTCGGCAAAGCCGATTCCGTATTCTTCTAACTGTGATAAAGCAATATCACGTTCCCACTTATACACATCTGAAAGACTTGGCGATATGTTATCTGCTTGGAATGCGTCAAGAATTGTGTGCATATTCTCTGTTGAAATGTTGTACTGAAATTCAAATCCGCAATCGTCTTTGTACTTGCACATACCGCATTCTTCCCTTGCACACATCGTCAACCGCATGAGTGCTTCTCTAACCTCTTCTGTCATTGTCGGCTTTGCTTCGGCTGATAGTGCTTCTATTGCCATGTCGAACGCTTCCACCAATTTATCCGCAGGTATTTTCTCTCCACTTAAATCATAAAAACCGATGTCGTAACAGTCTAAGAT